GGTCATAGGCAGAGACAATATGCGACTCTGTATCCGGACTGAGCTTTTTAACGCCACGCATTGTCTTGCCGTCGATACATATAATCCGCCAATCAAAAAGTACAAGGTTTCCAATCAAAAAGTACAAAAACGGGACGTGTTTTTCGCGCCCCGTTTTTTGTATCCCTTTCACACCTCGAAAGGGGGTATTTTCACCCCTTTTGATCGTCTACTTTACTTCTTGGAAGGTCGTCGAGTAGATCAGATTGAACACGACGATCTTATTGCTGCGTGTCTGCATTGTGGCACGGCTGCGGCTGAGGGTGGAAACCGTATCGCCCAGTGTCTCACCTTGGAGGGCATCGTGTAGCTTTTCCACCGTGTCGAGCATTTGCAGGGCCATGTCGCGCACCTTTTCAGGGGCGTGATTGTGCGTTTCGCCAGCCGGCGGAAAGGCCACGCGTAGGGTGATGTCGGCCATCACCAATTGCGTATTCACTTCCACGGCGAGGTCACGGCAATTCGTGTAGTCGATGCTCAGCAGACAGCAAGGCCATTCCACGGGCGGGCGTTCGCCGGATGCGCTCAGCTGCCCGCGGTCGAAGTCTATAAAACGAATCTCGGGCACACATTGCCCGATCCGGTCGCATAAAGCGATAAACAGTTCCTTATTCATTGCCTCTATTCTATTTGATTACAGTATGCCATCGATGGCCTCATCGAGACGCTTTTTGATGCGGTCGGCCATGTCTCGAGAATAGCCCATGAATTGCCGCTTGGGGATATTCATGTGACGCGTGTGCGCCTTTACCGTGCCCGGGGCGTCGCCGGCATCCACCTTTTTCTTATTCGCTTTGCCCTTCGTGCTGCGCACGTAGGACTGTATAGCCACATCCCCCTCGAAGCCTTCGTTGTGCACCTCTGCGTAGGGCACTTGGGCATTACCAGCTGAGATGACGACCTTATCCGGCCCCACGTAGGCGGGACGGATACTATTCATCAGATTACCGCTTTGCACCAATAGGGAGCCGCTCTTTTTCGGTCTGCCTGGTATCCACGGAGATCCATCGAACCCTTTCACCGCAAAGCGCTCTTTGTAATACTCTACGGCTGTCTCTGACACAATGGCAGGCGCAGTGCTCAAAATCTTTTCCGGTAACGCCTTCAAATAATTCTTGAACTCATCTATATCCATATTCTGTTCCCTGTTTCGTTGTATATTTGCATCGAAGTCTGCAATCACGGTTAAGCAATATCGTCAACACCTCGGGGATGATGGGGGGGAGAAGCGTCTGTAACAGCTACAGCGTGGATTGCTGATTAATCCCCATACAATAAGCCGGATCGCTCCGGCTTATTTTGTTTTCGGGGCTTTCTTAATCAGCAACCCGCGACGCACATTCTTATCCCTTAGTACATACCACGATTTTAGCATCAGCTTCGCTCGTTCAACTTTTCCAATCACGGCGATCGCCTCATCTTTGTAGTATTTGATCATTATGTAATTGTTGACTGCCCTCACATGGGTGTTCCTATCTTTTCGATCTCGACCAAGCCACACTTCATCAGGCGCATCAGCTACTTCCCGGATGGTATTCAAAAACTCAGTGCGGAAAGCCCGTTTCTTTACTGTATCTGTAGAGTGCGCAGTAAACGCCTTCTTTGTCATCTGCCACACACGGCCGACATAGTCTTTCACTTTCAACAGTTCCATACCGGCCTCAATGACTTTATTCGCATCAAACCATTCTTCCGGTGATCCCTTGTATTTGGGCACCTCTTTTTTTGCTTCCTCTTTTAGCACGTCGATCGATTCCTCAACACCCCATTCGTCTGGGGTGATCTGCTCGATCGTCTTATCCGGCATATCCATGAAGTTTTGGATATACATTTGATTCGCTGTAAATACTTCGGCCTCATTAGCCCGATTGATGCCGAATCCCTGTGTCTCGCACCGTTTCCATTCGGGCGATTCAAGGTATTCGTCGCATTGCGCGCGCATTGTATTCATATCCAATTCGGCCGCCTCGTGCCTCATTCTGGGAGTAATGTAGCAACGGCAGTTCCACCCGTTGGGTGGCATAATCTTTTGCCAGCGCGGATCATCTGTCGGCAAGGTCAGCCCCTCCAAGGCTTGGTGTTCCTGTCGGACACGATCATCGCCCACGGTACGGTATTCCCAGAATGGGAACACGTTTATTTGCGCCATAAGGCGCCGGTAGGTGCTTACCGATTCGGCCACGGATACGGCCGTATTGTACTCCGTGCGCAGCCATTGCTCATTGTAGACCTTTAGCAGCGCTCTGGCCTTTTTCCTGAAATCGCTGTAGCCCTTGCTCTCGCGGAACAGACGGTTTAACTCACTCACCTCGGCCAGTGTTTTGGCGGCTGAGAAATGAAACAGATTTTGCTCCAAGGCGGTGATGTAAGCATCATCGTTGGCATTGTAGACAAAGCCACTATCAGCCAGACGGACGTCCGCGCGGCGATAGCCCTTTCGCAGTCCGCGGATGAGCTCCGTGTGGGTGTAGGCAAACAGGTCGGCGCTGAAATAAGCGCGGCCCTTTGTCTCAATCGTCTGTCGGATCAGGGCATCCGCAAGCGTGGCTTCCGAGAGTGTGAGGATGTCGGATGTCGCCCGGCCGTATGACCGGGCGGGGACGAAAAAATCGAACAACCGGGTAAAGAAGTTGCCGCGGTCGCGATCCGCATGTTTCACTTTGCGACTTGTCGGCGCATCATCCTCCGCTGCCTTTTTGTCAGGCTCTGGCGCGTCTGCCTTGCCTTCATCGAGGCTGGCTTCCTCGTCCGTTTCTTCTTCCTCACGATTCCCCTCAGGCACGCTAAAAAGCGTCTGCGCCTGCCGGCGGGCAATAGGCTCGCCGGGCTCGGGTAGAGGAATGTTGTACTTTTCATGCAGGTAGCTCTGCGGGATGGGTAGGATGTCCGAGAGTTGGATGATCTCGGGCACCTCGAGCTCGCGTTTGGCATCCATGTAGCGGAACTTTCCGCCGGTGATCGGATAGCCGCGGCGGATGAGCATGGGCACGAAATAGCGATTGAGCATGCGCTCCACGAACCGCCTATCGGCGCGATGCTTCTTTTCTTGTACGGCCATGTGCACCTGTCCCTGCGCCAGCGAACTGCCGTCTACGGTGGTCATCGTCTGCCCCAAAATGGTGATCAGGATCTCCTCCGTGCAAGCCTGCCGGAACTCTTTATATAGAAGCCCATTGCCAGACGCAGCGTTGGCTTCCTGAGTGGCCTCCGTCTCTTTGGGGATAACGAGATAAGGCGCCGATCCGGCCGTCTCAAAAGCACGGATCAATTCGCGGCGGCTGGCTTCATCCATCGCACTGTATTTGCCGATGCGAAGCGGCATGCCGAACAGCTCGACAAACTGCGCCCAGTCGCCAAATCCGCCGCGTTTGTAGATGACCAATGGCGAGACCTTCAGCAGTAGCCCGAGATCGTCGTCTTTGCCCCACTGAATGACCCGATCATCACCGGCGTAGGAGATGCCGCGATCATCCGTCTGCTGCCTTACGATCTCTTTCAACTTCGGACGGATGTGCTTCCGATTGATAGACGTAAAGCGGAAGGTTCGATCCTCGTCAAAATCGAACTCATCGACGGAGATACCCCAGAATTTGGCCATCATAATCTCGCCGATCAATTCCTCGAACTCGACCGTATCCATCAGATCATACATCACATCCACGTCTTTGTTGTCGATCGTGAACGACAGATCGGCGTCTTTGACGGCGTCGATACGTTTATCGATGGCGTCGGTAAGCACGCCATCCAGCAGGATGTCGCTATAGAGGTCGTAGAGCTTTGTACGGTTACCGTTGTCGGCCATACGCAGTGCGGAGCGCCACGCGGCCACATCGTGGACAGTGCGTACCACGGGCTGCACGATGATCTGCGTAGAGATGGGGCCAGCGGCGGCCTGTTTATGCTTCGTTTTATTGCTCATTAAATGGCGTTTAATCGGTGTTTAATCAGTGCTTAATAATGCTGGCCGCGTTTGGGATTGCTGCCAAAGTGGATCTTTCCGATCGGCGACTCATTACCGGGCTCAGCGGTGCGCGGGGGTAGGTCTGGCGAGAGATCGCCCTTTTGCACAAGCCGGAGCCATGCGATAGCGCTGTCGTAGCGCTTTTCGCGCAGTTCCATATCGATACAGGCATTCCCGAGGTTCACAAAGTGCCACACGGCAATGTCTTTGACAAATAGCAGCAACAGCGCATTGCGCGCCTCACCCTCAGCTGAGAAAATGGCAGCCGTGTCGAAGTCATGCAAGTAGCTTTTGGCCTCGGCAATGGCAGCATCGATGGCAGCCACGGGTATGGCCTCCGTGTCGCGGCTAATGACGGCCACCGTCTCGTCATGCAGGTGGGTATAAAGTTCGTCGACGGTCAGAAACATGGGGGAAGAAATGAAAAACGAAAAGTGAATAACTAAGCCTGCCCGGCGCTCAGTTGGGCGATGATTTCGCGCTCGCGGTCGGAGATCGCCCACGTCACGCTGGCAGCCTTTTCGGCTTTAAGGCGGTCGGCCTCACGAAGGGCTTCTTCTATGCGGCCGGCTTGTCGGTCAGACAGCAAAAAGCCACCGCCGTAGATGCCTCTTTTCGATGCTTGCTGGCTGTCCAGACGGCGGACAAACGTGGCCTCATTGCGAGGGATTGAGAGCGCTACGCCGTGGCTGGCGCAGCGGGCCAGATCGGAGAATGTCAGCAAATGCGAGGGGTAGCTATAGCGCGGCAAAGGATCCTTGCTACGCGCAGCAGCGGTGAGGCGCTCATAAAGATCGGGCACGGACATAGCCAGCACGTCGCCGAATAGGTTGCTGGCAAACGAGGTGCGCACCGCGGCGCCGTTCTCATAAATCACATCCGCGCCGCAAACGAGGCGTGTGTAGGGCGCATCGAGACCCAAAATCGTCTTATGCTGAGCGAACAGGAAGAAGCGTACGCCGCGCTCTAAATACCACCGTACGATCTCGGCGAAAATCGAAAACGGCGGGTTGTCCACCACGACGCACCCGTCGGGATATTCCACTTCGCGGTAATCCGTATCCGGCCAAAAGGGGCGTACGATCTGGGCGCCGGCGAGGTCGACCTGTTCGCTGAGCCAGCCGCGCACGATGTCGTACACCTCGGGGGGCGTGTAGCAATCGTCGGAGGTGCGTTTGCGCTCGAATTTGGCCACGAAGGCCTCGTAATCGTCTTGCCTCTTTTTCATGTTCGCCCCCTCTCACACGATGGCCGTGATCTTGTCCAGATTCACCCAGTAGGGGGCGTCTTTCTCGTTGTAAAACTTCACTTGTCGGAGCTCGAAGTCGACGGCCGTCACGTAGACAGCACGCCCGTCCATCAGTCGCGCCCTGCTCTTTCGCGTGAAAGCGAGAGCGTCGAAGGCTTCGGGGGTGATCGGCGTGGGGCCTTGCACCAACGTAGGCTGAGGCGGCACGGTCGGGGCTTCCGAATCCAGTGGGCGGATAGGTGGTACCACCGGCGGCTCTACGGGTGTAGGGATCTGCGGTGGAACGGGCACGGCTTTGCGCTCGAAGTCGGGCGTGTAGGTCACGTTTGGATCGCCGCCGGCCATGTAAAGGGCTACCTGCCGGCCGATAGCGGTCATCTTCTCACAGTAATACTTCTTGCGGGCGCTCTGGATGTCTGTGATCCCGAGGGTGCGGTAACGCTTCACGATGGCCTTCTCGTAGTCGAACTTCAAATCATCGATGCCTTCGCCCCTCTCGAGCGCACGCTGCGCGGCGGGACTGAAAAGGGTGCCCCAAACAATGGGCGTGCCTTCGATTTTGTCAATCACCTCCGAGGGACTGTCCGTCTTGAGGTTCACGCCCCAGCGGGGGTGCTGAATGAGCTGCAATTTGGCCCGGGCAAAGTCTATGTGATTGGCATAGTTGGCATACGGATCGAGGCTGCCCTCTACTTTGTCATCTCCCAAGCGGCCGCTTTGCCCGCGACGTGCTTTGATATTGCAGTAATTGAAGTCGCCTACGGGTCTCATGCCTGCGCCGGTGTCCAGTACGTCCATCGCAATCATCAGCTGGCGCATCGCGTTGCTGAGCGTGTTGTCAGCCTCGAAATAGGCGCGGTCGCTGGCCTTGACAAAGGCCGGCCGGGTATTGGCTCCAAAGGCGCCCTTGACGGGTTGGCCCTTGTAGCTGTAGGGGACATAGGCCGGGGTAAATTCCGGCGGTATGGTGGTTTTGATTGGGGTGTTCATTGTTGTTGAATCGTTTATTTGTTGGGTTGTTGAGGGGGCGGTTGGTGGCCATGCAAGGTGTCATCAGCCTTCTTCCGTAGAATCTCGGCGAGGTTATCCGTTCCAAGGGCTTCAATCACGGCTTGCACGATAGCCTCAGAGCGGCGGCGGGTCTTTTCGTCGGCCTTTTCGCGTACGCTGAGAATCTCGATGATGCAGAGAAAGACACTCATCAGACAGGTGATGACGGGCAACCCTACGATGGGGTGCAGCTTCATCAATACAAACAGATGCGAGAAATGCAACATGTAGTCGATTGTGGTCGCAATGACCACGGCGCCCTCATAGATGACGAACTTCGTGACCGTCCGGCTGAGCGGATTCGAGCGGATCTCTTGCTTGCTCTCTTTGGCCTTACGTATGCCGCTGATGAGGTCTACTATGATGGCGATAAAGACGGATATGAAACACACGGCGGCCACGGGAAACATGGCCCCGGTTCCTTCAAAGAGTACTTCCATTATTTGTTATTAGTCGTTGGGTTGAAATAGGCGGGGCTCTCCGAATAGTGGAGAGCGCCTGCCATAATTGAAGTGGTTACATGTTAACCACAACCTCGCGTTCAATCATCAAATACCCCTCAGTAGTACGGGAAAGTGTGAACGTTTCACCAAAAGACAAATGATAGAAATTTACATTCAGAGCGCCACCGCTGAGTGGGGTATCCAATCCAAATGTTGCAATTGGAGAGTAGATCGTACCCTCGGCACCGATGGGGATAGTGGCCGATCGCGGCACGCTCACACCATTCACCGTGGGTGCTTCGTCCGAGCCTGTGGTGACCATAATAGGCCCACGGCGGCTGTTATTTTTTACGTTGTACTTGTGGACAATGCCAGTGAAAGCAGGCGCCTCAGGCTGATGGTTTGTGATAGATGTATTCAGTATCATAAGATCACCACATTAACGGTTAGAGACTCTTCTGGCTGTTTAACGCACGCAAACGTCAAGCGACCCTCATCCTGCGCGGCAGCATATACGCCGCATCTCCCATAAGCCACAATCGAATCTGGCGCGGGGCTTATGATAAGCGTATTTTCGGCCGTCACACGTTCCACGGCCACCGTCAGCTGTTTGGAATCGGTGTTCCAAGCTGCTGCCTCAAGCGTAAGCGTCCGCGTAGTCACCTTGGCAGCATCGCCCTTTTCACCTTTCTGGGCAGCAAGGAAGTCGGACATGCTGCCCTCATTGCCTGCCTCTTTCCAAAGGTCGTACGTCGATTTACCGGCGTCACCCTGTTCGCCTTTCTGCTTAGCCAGGAAGTCAGTCATACTGCCCTCGTTTCCTGCCTCTTTCCAAAGGTCATACGTCGATTTACCGGCGTCGCCCTGTTCGCCTTTCTGCTTAGCAAGGAAGTCGGACATGCTGCCCTCGTTGCCAGCTTCTTTCCAAAGGTCGTACGTCGATTTACCGGCGTCGCCCTGTTCGCCTTTCTGCTTAGCAAGGAAGTCAGACATGCTGCCCTCGTTGCCCGCCTCTTTCCAAAGCGTATAAATATCCTTGCCATCAGCACCTTTCAGAGAGGCGAGGAAGTCGGACATGCTACCCTCGTTGCCCGCCTCTTTCCAAAGTGTATAAACATCCTTACCGTCAGCACCTTTCAGAGAGGCGAGGAAGTCGGATTCGCTGCCCTCGTGTCCCGCCTCTTTCCAAAGCGTATAAATATCCTTGCCATCAGCGCCTTTCTGGGCAGCAAGGAAGTCGGACATGCTGCCCTCGTTGCCTGCCTCTTTCCAAAGGTCGTACGTCGATTTACCGGCGTCACCCTGTTCACCTTTCTGCTTAGCCAGGAAGTCGGACATGCTGCCCTCGTTGCCTGCTTCTTTCCAAAGGTCGTACGTCGATTTACCGGCGTCGCCCTGTTCGCCTTTCTGCTTAGCCAGATAGTCAGCCACGCTGCCCGTGTTGCCCTGCTCTACCCAAAGCTCGTAGGCACTTTTGCCAGCCTTTCCTGGTTCGCCTTTCAGCTTAGCCAGAAAGTCGGCCACGCTACCTTCGTTGCCCTGCTCTTTCCAAAGCTCATAGGCCGATTTGCCATCCTGCCCGAGCCGCTGGTCGAGCGCTACTGTTACGTTAAACTCTTTTCCTTCCATGTCTTACGTTGTTTAATTGTCTACTACTTCAATACCTGTGTTCACTTCGCCCGAGGCGATGTCATAGAATCCATCCGGAAAGGTGGCATCATAGATGCGCGTCCGGAAACGTGCAAAGAGGGGGCCCTCGGTGAATCGGGGGTTGTCGAGGCCTACGACCACCTGCCCATTATCCACCTTCAATCCCGGGGGGAACGCTTCGCCGAGCTTTCGCCCGACGACAATACGCCGCGACCGCGACGTGTAAAACTCAAATTGCAGGTCGCACTTCGTTGGATCGACGGGGTTACCCATTCGGTCCGTAATGTCGATGCGAAACTTTGCATCCGATTGCTTTTGCAAATACTGTCTGTCCATACTTCGTATAATCGTTAATGGTTCATTGTCTATACTTCCGGCCGCCTCCACGCATAAGGGCGGCGCTGAGTGAGGTAGTTCGGATCGGCCATATTGCGGTATGCCTCACGCTCGAATCGGATAGCCCGGTAAGCAGTGTGAGCGTCGCGGAGACGCAGCATTCCCCATAGCCATTCCAGCATATAGATGAGGTAGAATCCGAGGTAACCCGTTTCGCGCATCTGCGCCGTGTGGATGGCCTCATGCCGCAGGATGGCTTCGGATAGCGGCCGATACTCCCGCCGAGCAAATACGACGCCCAGCAGATTGATGGCCGTAAAACCACGGAAAGGCACGAGGCCGTTGTAGATCACTTTCATGCCTTAGGCCTTCTTTTCAGACGTGCCACTCGCGGGTCGGAACGCACTGGCCACCTCGTCCACGATAGCGGCAAACGCGGCCTTCTTTTCCGCCTCTGTCAGGTTGCTCCCTTTATCGAGGTAAAAGCTGATCCGCCCATCCGGAAAGGCCGAAACACTGCCGAGGTTCCGATCCTCACGTTCGATCGAGGCGTTCAATTCCATCGTTCGTCCGCCTTCTTCCGTGATGTTATACCGGATCGACAGCGTGCCCGCCTCGTCGATCTTTGTCACGCCCTGTCTGATAATTCGTTGCAGTTCCATGTCTATTATTCCCCTTTCACATCCACGGCTGCCGCTTTGACGTCGCGGATAACTGAGTGAATAAATTGCCCGGTGAGGGTCTGAATAAGCAGCGCGAACTCATCGTCCAAAAACTCCGTTTCCACCCCTTCGGGAGCGTTGTAGACCTTGCGCGCCAGCGTGTCGAGCTCGAGCGTTAACGAACGCCCATAGATGGCATTGCCAAACGCTCGCCGCTGGTCGAGCACCTCGAAGCGCCCCGGCTCTACTTCCAATTTGATTCTGCTGAAATCGATTCTTTTCATATTGTCTATTGTTTGATTGTTCGTTTGTGTCATTCCCAGCAAACGATCCACTTGTTTTCTTCGATCATTAGCTGCCTGAAGGTGTTCCCACCTTCCTTCTTTACCGTGTTCACATGGGGTAGTGGCCCCATATTGAGACGGAGGCGAGGCTGCCACTCTCCGAGGAATGGGGAGATTTTGACATAAAACCCTGCGCCCCCTTTCTCATAGCTAAAGCCGTCGCCGCCCATGGATACTGTACCCCCGCCATTCGTCCGCTTTACGCTGATCTCACCGCCTCTGATTCTCGTATATCCGTAATTCCCATCTCTGACATCGACACCGCCGTTCGGGCTAATACTTATTCCTTTTGATCGTTCATAATCCCCATAGTGTTCCACCGTGAGAGAACCACCCCTCACTATAAAATCACCAATTTGTGCAGCCTTCTTTACGATCAAATTGTTTGTGTCGATCAGACTCGTTTTGATATACCCCCCATCAATGATCGTTTCATCCATCATTGCCTTCCCGATTTTGTTTCTCCAGGCGAGGCTGCCCAGACTGCTGCTGTCTGGCTTGTTATCGATCTTTTCCCGCTGCGTATTGAGTTGTGATTGCAGGCTCTTGAACTCAGCGCGACCAGTGAGGGAGATATTTTGCGATATGAGATTGATCGCCGAGGGGCTTTGGGTGATGTACGAGGCGATCGTGTCCCCGTTGGCCAGCTGCGCGGAGGCGTAGAGCGCATTACCTTGTGCGGTGGTTATAAAGCCCGCCGTTTGCAGTCGGAAGATCTTATCCTCGGACGTTGCTTGCCGATTCAGCAGGCTGTTCACCTGATTTTGCGACCACGTTTGCAGCGCCGCGAGCTGATCCTTTGTTCCCCCGGCCGTGACATTGATACGCCCCACCTCACCACGGATCTGATCGGCAAAGACCTTGAACTCCGAACGGGTCTCATAGATCGAGAGATCCGGTTTGTCCGTCAGGTTGCTGTATCCCACGGAGCCCGATTCAATGCGAATATTCCCGCCGATCACCCCCTCGGCCACGTTGAAATACGTCCGGCCGTCGGGGCTGATGATGTTGCGGATGCGCATTTGCCCGGGTAAGATTTCCGTGTAGCCATAGGCCGTAGCGAAGCTGCGTTCCCCGCCCGATTCAGACGAAAGCAGCCCCACGAGGAAGTAATAAAAGCCATCGCCCGGGTCATACTTGTATGCCTCTTGCAACAGGAACTCGCCCGACGTGCCCCCTTTGGCGCATTTGGCCACGAGATAAAAGGCCGACTTTTCACCCCCGAGGAAGGGCGAGGTGTAGCCCGCCACGTCCCAATACTTGTAATCCGTCGCTTTGTGTGCTGATGAGGTCTTATTGATGCCCATCGTCATATGCTTCAGGATGGCTGTCGGGGCCGTGAACACCTTCGTCTCATTATTCATCTCGAACAGCGGGATGATTTCGCGCTGCGTCTCCGTCCGGTTGTCGACGAACATGAATTGCTGATACTCGTTGCCCACCAATACGGACATCGTGCGCACCCAGATGGGATTGACGCCAGCCGAAAAATTGTCCAACGCCTTTTCCAGCATATCCTGCGCCTCTTTGGCATGCTCATAGGTGCGTGCCGTCTCGTGGCGCAGCTGCCGGAAGCCCTCTTCCGTTGTTACCTCGTTGCGATCGATCTTACCCAGCTGCCCCGACACGCTGCCCGGCGATGCCACATTCGAGAGCTCGAACTGGGGGCGGCGCGGGGTGTTCACCGGCGTGCGTACCCCAGTGATGCGGATCAGCAGGCCGTCCGTGGGGGCGTACTTATCTGACTCGAGCAACACGAATCCACCTTTGACGATGCGGCTACCGATCTCTATCCAGTGGCGGTCGGCATACAGCTCATCCAGCTCAGCGGAAAAGGTGTATCGCTCTACTTCGTTTTCATATTTCACCCGCACGGCCTCCCGGAACATCTCCCATGAAGCACCCGTCCGTGTGGCATTGTCGCACACATAAGCGTCGGGCAGCGAGCAACCGAATACGGCGTAGGTGTCACCCACCTTGGGGATGTAGACCGTTCCGCCGGGCATGGCGATGCCGTCGTACGTAGTTTGCACGAGCTCGAAGCGGCGCCCGTCGTGCTTATATTTCAGATCGAACTCCCGGCCCGTCAGGTTGCCACTTTGGAAAATGACTTTCATCGTCTGGCCTTTGATCAGCGCCTTATTGTAGTCGAGGGCCTCAGGGATGGAACTGTCGATGATGTCGTAATTCACATGGCCATCTTTACCGGCAATCATCTCGACGGACGAGACCGTGCCCACACGTTTGGGGTAGATCTGCGACAGGTCGATGCTATCCTCGACAAAGGTCAGGAGCGGCCGGTCGGCACGGGTGATCTCCGTACCTGTCGCATCCGTTTTGTAGCTGCGCGCCGTGGCGGCGTTGAAGCCCGCTTCATCGGCGAACTTCGTCCCATCGAAAGCGATCGTTTGCGACTTTGGAAGCAGCAATTCCACACTGCCATAGGTCGAGGCATCGATATTCTTCCGCCCGCCCTGTACAAGCAGGATCTCGCACGGCTTCTTTGACCCGAAATTGTCTCGCGATACGCCCGGCTTCAGCCCGCAATCTCGCCCGTAACGCAGGCGCAGCGGGTTGGTCTTGTTGTATTCCACGCGGCGCAGGTAGATGGCTTTGCCCCGGATCTCCCATTCCGTTTTGAACTCATCGGCCAGCATTTGCAGGGCATCGGCGCAGGAGGTGTGGCTGTATGAAAGCGTCTTTTCCGTCGCCTCAATGCAGCCGCCCACCGTCCAGCCGCTATCCCTGCGATTAAGAGCCTTCACGATCAGCTCCAAGTGTGCCCGCGGTTTGGCCGTGTAGGCAAACTTTAGCAGGTTTTGAATCGTCGTGTCGCGCACTTTGTACTTACGCAGGGCAGCCTCTGGGCCTTCCATCGTCACGGTGTATTCGAAGTTGCGGTCGCCGTGGCAGATGAATTTTTGCGCGCTTTCCAGCCGGTAGCGCGTACCCCGGAAATCGGTGTAGGCCCCTTCCGGGATCTCCACGTATTCAGGCAGGGAATAGTAGAGCGTCAGCAGCTTTGTCTGATGGATCCGATCCTCGGCATAGCTGCTATCGTCCGGCTCGACATCGAGGATCAGCACATCCTTTTTATCGTAGATTTTCATCGGATCACCGTCAAATTCAGTTCAAACTCATAAAGGATGAAGCCGGGCCGGAGGGCGATAAGCCGCGTGCCCGTACATTCGCGATAAAACACGGGGTAATCCTTTCCCCGGTAGTTCAATGTGTGCTCGCCCGGCGCCGTGAGTCGGCCGAACAGGGCGTCTCGGCAGCTCCACATGGCCGCCGTTGAAACGGCTTTTAAGCAGCATTTCAACGCTATTTCTTTGGCATTGAAACGCACGATGCCAGTGTCGTAGATGCGGCCGTCGCGGGTGGCGATCTCCCGGGTGAGATTCTGTTTTACCTCAGCCGGGCGCAGTAGGCTGTCGCGCCCCTTTTGGACGAACACACCGAAATCGGCCAGATTGATGCCGTCGAGGGTGTAGGCCGAACGGATGACGTGCGTACCCGGCGATTGCCAGACGGCCGCGTCAGTGCGCTCGGGTTCGTCGAGCTCGAACAGCGGGCGGAATGATTGCAGCGGCCCGTAATCGCGCAGCTCGTCGAAGTTGGTCAGGCGCAGGCGGAATGTTCGCCCGAGGGAGGGGAAAAGGATAGACCGATAGCCTGGCACAGCTAACGCCGCCACAAACCCGCGGACGTCGGCCTTGGGACCGGAAGCCACGCAGTCGATGCCCACCGTAAGGGGTTGCAGCTTGGGCGCCTTCAAATCCACCTCGAGCCCGTCGTGTTCCGGCCAATCGTTGGTGGCCGGCTCTTTCATCGCCGGGTAGGTTAGCAGGTCGTTGTATCCGCCCCGTACTACCCACACGCCAAAGGCCGCCCGGGCGTCCACGCCATTGATGTAGATATTCGTTTTCATTCCTCGTTGTCCATTATGCTGTTCGCAGGATGACCCCGCGGGAATTGATTGTCTCCAGTTCGCGTTTCATACTGCCGATGCCGCTTTCGATCTGCTCGAGGCGTCGACAGTAGGCCGTATTGTCACGTATCTCTGTCAGTATGGCTACACCTACCACGAGGGTCTGATTGATCCCCCCTACGGACAGTTTGATGGCGTCTTGATAGATCAGCAGCGCCGTCAGCCGCCCCTCGATGGCCGTAGCCGTGTCCTGTGTAATGCTTTGGATGCCCTTCGTTGTGCCCGTGCGGCCGTCCTTCGCCTTATCATCTTTCTCGCCGAACTTGGTGTAGCCGCGCTCTTTCGCGCGCTTTTTGACCTTATTCAGCAGCTCGATGTATCGGTCGTCGCGCTTGGTCATCTCTTCCATCAGCTTATCGAAGTCATCGAGTACATCCTGATCGCCGCCGGGCTTCAGCGATTCGACAAGGTTCTTCTTGAAATCCTCGAACACGTCCGAAAAGATGGCCGAATACAGTAACTGCGTGATAAAGTTTTCGAGCGAGTCGGACGCCGTGGCAAACATGGCCTTACTGGCATCCTCGCCCGCCTTCCATGCCCCCACGATGGCGTTGCGCAGGTTGTTACCAATGTCGCCGGCCAGGCTTGTGGCGATCTCGCCGAGGCTATCCTCCGCCTTTTTGACGGCATCCTGCCAATCGAGGGCGTTTTGAAGCAGCTGCTTCGTCTTATCGTCCACCTGATCGGTGTTGATCAGTGTTTTCGCCAGCTCTTTATTCAGGTTGCCCGCCTCGTCCACAAGCCCCGGGAAAACCTTCATCAGATCATCCGTGACCTTGTCTTTCTTCTTGCTGAATATGCCCGCAAGCAGTCCGCCAATCGTCCCCACCACGGCGCCGATGGCCGTACCGATGCCAGGGACGATCATCGAGCCCACGGCCGCGCCGGCCAGTGCCCCCGTGGCCGCCCCTTTGGCTACGTTGTTGCCGTCGACTACGTTACGCAGGTCGACGTTGGCCTGCCCCTCATGCAGCTTGCCGATGGCATCGGAGTAACCATCCATTGCCTTATTCAGCGCTTTGAAGCTGTCTTTGATCTCGCCGGCGTAGTTGCGCACAAAGGCGCCCGACTTGCTTTGCAGGCGCAATTGCTCATTCAGCGACAGGGCATATTCATGGGCAAAGGCGATGGCGTTTTTGTAGAACTCTTTTTCCACGGCACGGCGTTTTTCGGCCGCCGCGGTGATCATATTGATCAGCGTGGCTGTACCCGAAATGGCCGTGCTGATGGCGCCCACCTTGCCCCGTGTCGTATCCATGTCGCGGGAAAGCATCTCACTGGCGGCGGCGAGGCTCGAACCGATTGCCGCGAAGGCTTGACCCACGCTGCCGCTCAGTCCGCCCAGCGCCGCGGCCATCTGCCCGAAGGCGCCGAGCTCCTCGGACAGCTTTTGCGTCGGGATGCGTCCGAGTTCCTTATTCAGGGCTTCGAGTTCCTCGCGGGCAAGGGCTATTTCCTTAGCCAGCTTATCTGTCGGGGCGAGCTTGTACCGCTCTTCCATCAGCCGGATACGTTCCTTTTGCACCCGGCGCTCTTCCTCGAGTTGCTTTTTGCGACGATCCGCTTCCCAGCGATAGAAAGATTCCGCATTGGCCATCTGCTTACGGGTGATCTCAATGTCATAATTGAGCATCTCCGCGGTGTAGCTGTTTTTGGCCAGGGTGATCTCTTTCTCTTTGGCAACGGTGAGTTCGGCGATCAGTTTCTCATTGTTTTCCGCCATCCTGAGCCGCTCTTTGTAGTAGTTTTCGATGTCATCCAGCTGCACGGCCAGCTCATCGGCAAAGCGCAAGCGCCCTTCCTTGAATGCGCCGTTGACGGCTTCATCAATCTCAGCCGCGGACTTCTTATAAGACTTTTCGGCCAGATCGACGAGGTTTTTGAAGTAGGTCGTTTCTTCCTTCGAGAGGGTTGCGTTTTTGCCATAGGCCTCTCGTTTGGCCTTCAGCATATCCTCCTCCTGCTGTTTGATGGCAGCCAGTTCCTTCTTCTTATTCAGTTCGGCCTGCTGGCGTTGTTTGTAGTAGCTGTCATTCAGCAGGTCGATCTGCTTTTGGGCGAACTCGAGTTGGTTATTCTCCCATTCCCGCTGGTAGGCCTTTTGCAGTTTGAGCCGTTCCTGCTGTTCGCGAAGTGCCTTTTCTGCATCCTTGTTCCCTCTTCCGGAGCCGGAACGTGCCGCCTTGTCTATAGCGCCCAGTTCCTTTTCCCGATCCGTGTCCAATTTGATCAGAGAGGCCTTCAGCTGGTTCACCTTGTCGATGTCTTCCAGACTGTTTGTCGTTAGTTTGTTTTGGCCCTCCTGTATGCGTAGTTCCTCAGTAAGTTGCCGCTTCCGCTCGTCGTAAATCTCATTGACGACGGCCTTGTATTCGTTGGCTAATTGGATCCGCCTTTTGCCTTTGGCGCTTTCCATCTGCTCGCGCAGCTTTTCCGCTTTGGCCTCTTTTTCCGCTTCTTCCACCCGCCATTCGCTACGGTCACGCGACAGCTTTTCCCCAGCTACACCGAGCTCAGCCGTTTTTTTGGCGGCTTCATGTATAGACGTGAGATAATCAGACACGCGCTCATTGGCACGATCTATTCCCCAGTAGAATTTTGAAAAACCGGCATTAAGCTCGTCAAAACCCTCCGTAAAGCCCGAGAAAATGATTTTGCTCAGCCCCTTGAACATATCCCCCAAAGCCAATAAGCGGTTGGCGAGATTCGACAGAATGGCTCCACATACATCGTTTACAGCCTTTATCGGATCACGGACGGCGTTATAGATCGTTTCGCCGAGCTTAATGAGCGATTCCCTAAGCTGCCCCATCACACCAGAAAGATAGCCAGACGTACGGGCAAACTCCATCTGTCCCTCAACAGACGAGTTGAACCACATCACCAAGGATCGCAGGGCAACGACGATGGCGTCGAGGAGAAAAACAATCCCAGAGGCTTTGAGGGCCCCAAAGGCTTTAGAGAGGGATCCCACACCCGAGGCAGCTGTATTCAGTGGCCCAGGCAGCTTATTGATGGCATCGGCTTGCACACGAAAGCCCCGCGACACGAGATTGCTCCCCTCAGCCATCTTTTTTAGGACTTTGGAGGCCTCTATCTCTAATCGGTCGAGACTGTTCGTCACGCCGTCGACATCCTTATCCAGATTGCCCTGAAACTCGAATGTTACGTATATCGTTTTTTCGTCGGCCACGGCCTTTTCTCGTTAGTTGTTGGTGGGTTATGGGGGCGGAGGCTGTCCCGCCGTTTTAAGCCAGATTGAAAAACTTCTTGGCTTCGGCCTCAGAGGTGATTTCGCCCTCGTCAGCCGGTTTCTTCTTTCCGTATTTGGGTTGGTCATTGATGGCCGCCAGTACAACGCACCACGGCACTTTATACATCAGTTCGCGCCACGTCCAAACGCCTTGCGAGGTGATCTGGAACAGTGCGCCGAAAGGGCTATGGGGGCCTTCGTCCCTTAACTCCCCGTCGTTTCCCGGCTCAGATTCGGAGTCGTCACCTGTAGATGAGCAATCGATCTGATAATAGTCGTAAAATGGCCCGCGCCACTTAGCAGGACGATCACTTTGGCCAGCTCAGCCATCGTTTGGGCATCCATCCGTCGGCGTAGGTAGGCCGCCACGGCACGATGAAACAGCGCACTCATCAGCCCCGAACGGATTAGTCCGAGGGCGATCAGCCGACTGGCACGGACGCCGTTTTTGGCTGCTGAGGTGAGCACCGCGGCAGCCTCGCCCGTTTCGAGCGTTTCGAGGTCGACGTGCATACGCACATACATCCGACTAATGCGCAGCAGTTGGGCGTAGACGGGGCGCCGAAAGCGCATCGGGAACACCTTTATCCCCAACATGCGCAGTGGGCGGGGCGCCGGCACCTTGACCAGCAGCCCCGTATCCAACAGCGCGTCGGCCACATCGATCTCGACCGCCCGCTTGTTTTCCGTCTCTTCCATTATGTCGTCCAGCTGAATGGCTCGTAGGTGCCACTATTGTCCCCATCGGGATTCATGCAGCGCGCCGTGACTTCGATCTGCGCGATCTCCGTACGGGTCAGGTTCCACTGGAAGCGAGCAAGGATCTTTGCACGGGGGATGTCGAAACCCACCTTGTAAGGCGTAAGCACACGGAGCGCCTTTTCCACTTCCACATACTCCTTCGGAGGAATGAACTTTTTCACGTTATGCTCCGTGCCAGACAGATCCTTGATTTTGCCATCCACCTCTTTGCCGCCAAACAGGGTTTGCAGCACTGCGTTATCCCATTCGAGAATGTTAAACGTGAGGTTCTTCAATCCCTTTTCCGAGATCACGGATTCCGCCGGGGCATCCGGCTCTTCCTCGCAAAAGAACTCTTGTGTCTGATCCTGTTCGGTGGTAAAGGTGGCCGTGCCCTTCAGGGTGCGGGCCAGCTGCTTCATCTCTTCCGGCATCTTAGCGCCGCCGTCTGTCACGTCGCCGAACAGGATGGCGCTCAGTCCGACAGATCGGATTTTCTTTCCTAATGCCATGTCTTTTCTTTAATTGTTAATGGTTGTTGGTTGTGATAATTAGGGGATGCCCCCGCGGCCTCTGATGTAGAGCCGCACGATGAGCCACGCGGCCATACCGAGCACAAGGGCCAGGAAGGCGTATCCGCCGCCCATCAGCGCCCGGTGATGCCACCGGAAGGGGCGCTCCACGGTGACATACTCCGTGCGGACACGGTCGGTCAGCTCGCGGATGGTGCGGTCGCGCAGGGCGATCACCCGGCGGAGGCTGTCTTCGTGGCAGTGCACATCGAGCAGGGCACCGCGGTAGCCCGTATCGGTCAGGACGTCCGTCAGCGTCACGTTCGGCACGATGCGCGCACCGGGCACGGCGATCAGCCGCGAGAGCGCCACCCTGCCCGACTGACATTCCAGATAGGCGCGGATCAGGGCCGAATCGGGTTCGATGACCACGAGCGTATCACGCACCGTCTCGGTCACTTCCCTTTGCGTCATCTCGCGCTCCGTGTACGGCATGCGCCACAGGCGGCAGCCAGTCGCCGCAAAGAGTGTGAGGGCAGCCACCGCCGTAAGCCATAGGCGCCGAAAGAAGGCGCGCGCACGGCCGGGAGAGAGGTCGGCCAGTGCGCGCAGCCTCGGAACGAACAAAAAAGTGAGGGGGAACACCTTGGCAGGGTTACTTATTCGTTTTTGTGGGGTCGGCCTTTTGGGCCTTTGCTTCCGTGGATGGTTCCGCCTTTGTGGCCTCGGAAGGCTCCACCGTCTCGGGCGCCTTCGTGGCCTCGGAAGGTTCCACCGCCGTAGATTCTTCCGGCTTTGGCGCCCCTTCCGCGGGGTTCACCCACGGGGCCGGGCCACCCAGACGGACGTACCTGTCCGCGCCGCCGGTGTACATCATCACCGTATCCCCGGGGTAGCACGGAATGCCCGAAACGGTCACCGGTTTATCGGTCTCGTTTTCCACGATCAGCATGGAGGCAGGCTGAATGCCCTGCGGGAAGGCGCGCAGCTCGGCCTTGGGATCATTGGCAGTCACCGGTACGATGCAAGGATTGCAATCGTGACCGATGATGCCGTCCGCCGTAGGCCGGCGCAGCGCCGCGGCCGGGAAAGGTACCATGACCACATCCGGCCCGTCTAAACTGTCCGGGGCAACGAACGTGTAACGCCGCCCCGTGGTCTCATTTCTGTACATCGCCACTTCTACGCTTATTTAGCAGAAAGCAGTGCGCCGATGTATTTGCCCGTGATCGGCAGCGCCATGCCGCGCATGTTGAAGCCGATGATGTCACCGCGGTGTTGCGGGTCTTTGAGCGCGGAATACATGTCAAAATCACCCTGACAGCGACCCACGGAATCCTCGTGGTAGGCCAGTGAGGCAGGCACATCGTCCGTGGTGGCCGCTGCGCCCCACGCCTTCTTCTCATGCGTCGTATTCAGATAACCCGGGGTCAGCGAGCAACGTACGACGCGGAACGAAAACAGGCGATTCTCATTCCAGATGGCTTTATACATCTTGAGGTCTTGCAACATCAAATCCGAGGCGTGTACATGGTTCAACACCAAAATGCGCTCATCCTCGGGCACCTCCAGCTCGTTGAATCGAAGTTCCATTTCGAGGATGTCCTCGAAGGTCAGCATCTTATATCCCCGCTTGTTGGCAGCCGTCCCGCTGGCGATCGTGACGGGGGTCGTCGGAGTGTCTTTCTGCGGCGCCCAATTGAAGGCAGCCAGCGTGGTAAACTGCTTCAGCAGCGCCTTCTTGTGCCCCTCGATGACACTTTGACGTTTCTCCGATGATTCTTCTACCTCGATGGCATCGCGGTAAACCGTGTTTTCCGTGTCGAAGCGGTGCAAGGGTAGCTGGTGAGGCACATCCGTGCGGGTAACTACCGGAATCGGCCACACGGTATTATCCATGTAAACCTTCGGATCGACGCCGGCCTCTTGTAGATTCAGTGCGTTGTTATCCACCCACGCGTCGAGGTTTTTGCAGTAGGATAACAGGGCGTTGCTCGGATAAAACTTTTCAATGATTTCCGGAATCCAGATCTCTTTATTCAATCCCATTTCTATACTGTTTAATTGTTATTGCAATGCTGTTTCAGGACGGATCATGGCCGTAGGCTTCACGGAATTTCTGCACATAGAGCTCGTGATCCTTTTTCAGCTCTTTCAGTCTGTCGGCCTTCAGAATGTCGGCAAATGACATGTCAGCCAGTTGCACCATGCTGGCGGCCGTTCCTGCGGGTGTGACTTGTGCGGCGATGCTCGGACGCTTGGGGATGGATGCCAGCCGGACGGAAGCCTGCGCAAAGTCCATCTCAAAGTCTTTCAGCCATGCCTCGCGGCCGTCTGCATTGATGCGGGCTTCACGGATGGCACCATCCACCAATCGCACGGCCTCGGCCTGTTCCGCCTCTTTCTTCGCCTTATTGATCGACTCGAGTCGCTCAGTCAGTCGTTTGTTTTCGTCGCGGAGACGGACGGTCTCCGTTTGCAGCTCGTCGCGGTTGCGGATGATGACCTCGACCGCCTCCGTTACAGCCGCTTCGCCAGCGGCATCATTGAGTTTCAAAAGTTCCTTCAGTGTCATATATGTATCATTTGAAATTGCGGTATCGGTGCTCTCAGCAAATAGGCGGATCACCTGCGCACGGTCATTGAGGTCTACCCGCGTACCCGTGGCACGATCATAGAGCGCCAGCGCATTGTGGTTGGCTCCAATGGGGCAAATCGACGCTTCGCGCGCTGTCCAACGTACAATGGTCGGCCCGGTCTGTCCCGGCATGCGATACGCCGGATCCTCCGAGGCTTCATCCACCCACGCAGAAATAGAGGCCATGCGCAGAAAGTCACGTTCCACTTTCCCGGCTACCTCTTTGGCGCGGGCATCCGTTTCATCGAATACGGCATCGGCCAGAATCCGCGTCCCTTCGATGCGGATATTCTCCCACCGGCCGATGGGTAGTTCCCAGTCGTTATGATTGAGCAGCATCACCGGGTTACGGCGGAACTCATCCAAGTTTGCCCCCGCGGTCAGCATACGGATCCCATACGTGTTCACCGTCTCATCGTGTAATATGAAAGTCTTTACAGCCATTGTGATCTCGTTGTCGACTGCAAAAGTGTCAGGCCCTCAAAATCTCTGCAAATCGGCATGTAAAAACCTGATAGATTCAGCAGTTTTTCCGATGAAATCAGCGGTTTTTTGCACGACTCTTTTCGGGCAAACGCCCTCTGACTGTAATTTTGTCAGGTATAATTACTAATGTAACAGGTAGAGTAAGATGGATAAACAACCCCCCAAAGGCGGAACGAAGGCCGCCCGCCAGCAGCAGCGTGAACTGGCACGGCTCAAATTCTTTTATCAGCATTGGACGTTCAAGGAAATTTCCGGGTGGCTCGGCGTGTCTGAAAACACCATTGGGAAATGGGCAAAGGATGATGGATGGAAGGATGAAAAGCGATCCCTCACCCAAAGCCGCGAACAGGCCCTACTGGCCGCGTATAAGCAGCTGGGCGAGATCGATGCCAACATCGCCGGGCGCCCCGAGGGCGAGCGCTTTGCCACCAAAGACGAGCGTCTCGCCCGCCGTGACCTGCGTCGCGACATTATGGAAATGGAAGCCGGCAGCGGTGTCCGCGATGTGATCAATGTATCGCAGGCCTTACTGAATTGGCTGCGCGCCTTCGATCCCACAAAGGCCATTGAGGTCAGCGCCCTATTCGATCAATACATTAAAGAGATGCTCCGATGAAGCTGACGGACAAACAGGCTTTACAGGAATGGGAGCAATACCTGCAATCCATCCGCGAAGAAACGGCCATCGATCGTGCCATGCCCGTGGCCGAACGCGAAAAGCGTCGCCAATGGCTCGAGGCGCATCCCCTCGAATGGATCAAAGAGCTGTTCCCACGGTTCGCCAAATATGACTTTGCAGGCTTCCAAAAGAAGGCTATCGCCCGCATCATTCGGCAAGCCACGGAGGGCAACTGGTACGAGGTGCTCTCATGGGCGCGTGAGCTGTCAAAAAGTACCACGGTGATGTTCGTTGTGATGTTTTTAGCGCTCACCGGCCGCAAGCGGAACATCCTTTTGACTTCCAACAGTAGCGACAATGCCGAGCGCCTGCTGCGCGTCTACCGGGCGCAGCTCGAGGCCAACAAACGAATCGCCTTCTATTACGGCAATCAGCGGGGCACAAAGTGGACGGAGGAACATTTTATCACCGCCCGCGGCGTTTCCTTCTTTGCCGTGGGTGCCCGTCAGTCGCCCCGTGGTTTCAAGCTCGACGAGGTGCGCCCAGACGTCATCCTGCCCGACGATTTCGACACGGATGAAGAATGCCGCAATCCTGAAATCATCGCCGACAAATGGAATTGGTTCGAACAAGCCCTCTACTTTACACGCTCATTCAGCGAGCCCCTGTTGGTTATTTGGTGCGGCAACATCATCGCCCGTGATTGTTGCATTGCCCGTGCCGGTGCGCGTGCCCGTGAGCTGGCCGGGCGGAATAAGCCGTTGGGGAATTGGGACATCATCAATATCCGAATGGTAGACATCCGCCGCCCCGACCCCAAGCGGGACTTTGCTGAGGGCGTTTCGGTCTGGCCGGAAAAGAATACGGAGGCGATGATCGACGAGGTACTCGCGCAGGTGTCGGCCGCCTCAGCGCAAAAGGAATGCTTCAACAACCCAGTGGTTGAAGGGACGTACTTCAAAGAGATCACATGGGGTACCGTGCCCCCACTTAATAAGTTTCCCTTCCTCATTAGTTATGGCGACCCGGCACCCTCCAATCGCACGACGCACCGCAAGGGCGTGAAAGCGCTCGGATCGTTTAAGTCGAACGTGCTTTTGGGCATTTTGGATGGCCGCCTGTATGTCATTACGGCTTTCCTCGACCACGTCACCAATGATGAGTTCGTCAATTGGTACTACTACCAAAAGGATTACGTCCGCGACCGTACGACGATCTACAACTACATCGAGAATAACAAGCTACAGGATCCCTTCTACGATCAAGTGTTCAAGCCGCTTTTCCTGCAAAAGGCCATCGAACGGAAATTCATCATCTCTATCGCACCCGACGAACGAGCCAAACCGGATAAGTTCGCCCGAATTGAAGGCAACCTTGAGCCGCTCAATCGGGCGGGCAACCTGATTTTCAACATCGCCGAAAAAGAGAATCCCCACATGCAGCGGCTCGAGGAACAGTTTAAGCTCTTCGATGATGGACTCCCCGCCCCAGCCGACGGCCCAGACGCAGTGGAAGGGGGTTACTTCGTGGCTCAGCGTAAGGTTGTCGCTATCACCCCCACGGCGTGGTCGATCGGCACGCGGCCGGTGAATAAGAAAAGGTATTGAAAGCGTTTTTTACCCCTCCCAGTTCCACGAGGGGTAGGCACGACGGAGGGCGGCGGCTGTTTCGCGGCGGGTATGTAGGTCGGACAGGTAGTGGCTGACCCCACGCAGCACGTCCATAATAGACCGTTCGTCTACGAAAAACTCATGCTCGGACAGAATGTGCATCACATCATCGAAGCGGCGACGGCGCACCTCTGTCCAATAGTAGAAACGCGCTGCCAGCAACCGGCGGCGCGCCTCGCGACGCTCCACCCGTGTCAAACACATGGAAGGATTTCCCTCCGTCTCTTTCGTCTGGTTCTGTTCCTCTTTCGTCTGGTTCTGTCCGGTCATCATTGATTGCTTGTCCTTGCTTTTGCAAAGGAAGCAAAAGCGGAGGGAAAGGGCGACGATTTGGCAGGTGAAAAGATAGACACAATGTCACCTGCCTATATACAGCAAAGGCGGCCTATCCATCCCGGACTCCGGCCGCCCCTATCAAAAGAAATTTATAACATCTTACTCTTATACCTTGTCTGCTTCTTTCCTGACGTCAGGAAAATGCTCCCCCCGCTCTATCTCTACGATCCCCCGTATAATCTCATAAGCCACTTGCGGGACAATCGCGTTGCCAGCCGCTCTTAGGGCTTCTTCGTTGAATCGTTTATCGGCGCGGTGGATAGCTTCTTCGATTTCATCATCAGACAGACAGTCCGCAAAATCCGCTCGTATCCGGCGGCGCAGTGATTCGGGGCATATCCCATCATCGTCAGTGCGAACCGGTGATTCATTCGGAAAATTCCGGAAACACCCGCGCGGACTACGAACCCAGCCACGACTTCCTCCAAGTAGCTGGCCCCCTTCTTCGCTGCCATTTTCTTGTTGTTCACATTCAGCCCCGCGGCCTCGAGGCTTGCTCGTGGCGTTGGAAGCAGGCGCGGAGGCAGGGTTATCGTGTGCCCTCCAATGTTCACCGTCCGCGGCGGCATCGGAGGCGAGGAACCACACTCGGTCGCGTCGGTGGGGTGCCCCGATGGAACAAGCCGGAATAACCACCGGCCGGATGGTATATCCGATGGCTTCAAAGTCTTTGCAGATCCGGTGGACGGTGTATTGCCCGCATTTCGTTTGAAGCTCGTTACCCGCTCCGAACAGATCGGGCTCGCTTTCCAGCGTAACGACGTGAGCGGGTTGTACCACCCTGAAAGGATGCCAGCAACGTTTTCACCAATAACCCAGCGCGGTCGGACGTCACCAATAATGCGCAGCATTTCTGGCCAGAGGTAACGGTCATCCGCCGCTCCGCGACGCTTCCCTGTTGAACTGAATGGCTGACAGGGGAATCCCCCGGTGAGTATCGTACGGCGGCCGTAGTCGGCGCCGAATCGTGGAATAAGTCTTTCATCAATGATCGTTTTTGTCAGTGTACGAATGTCTTTATGATGATAGGCGGCGGGGAACAGGGAGGCCAACACGTCGGAACCGAATGCGCCGATCTCACACGATACGACCGTCTCGATGCCACACCATGCGGCTGCCATGCCAAACCCGCCGATTCCATCGAACAGACCGATATGAATCATCCCCGCCGCCATCTCTTTCATGCCTTGCCGTCTGTTGCTTCCTGTGCCGCCCGGTAGACCGCTTCCCGATGGCGGATCCACGCGGCAATATCTTTCCACGGGAGCATCCCGCCTACGTTCTTATCGTCCACGTAGCAATGCGCATACACCTTGCGCGCGTCGCTGCCATAGGCCACCACCTGATCCGGCTGATGATCATTGATGCGATCGAAGCCGATGCCCTTTTCAAGCAGCCAGTTCACCATCTCCGTTTGCTGGCGCCCTTCGCGGCATGTCCAGATAATGATGTAGTGCCCTTCGGCGCGCAGAGCGTTGATCGCCTCACGCGCCCCAGGCATCGCCTCGCCGATCCTCGGCCACTGGCCGTCGTGGATCGTTCCGTCAAAGTCTACTGCGATGATCATAAGCCTTCAGTCTTTATACGTCCGTCATGCTTAAGGGGACAGCCACCCAGGCGCCCGACTCGTCGCGTACCGCCGCGCGGATGTAGTCTTTCGAGGGCGTGGGTTGGTAGCTCTCTTGGATGATGCGCACGCCCTCTATGAAGCGTTCGTCGCCCGTTTCCTCAGCCATCTTTTGCAGTTGTAGCACGCGGGAGGCCTTCAGATTGCCCGCCTCGTCGCGCGACAGCAGCCGCAGGATGGCCTTGACCAGCGCGCGGCTGGCATCGTCGCGGGCCTGCGATTCGATGTATGTTTTGACCATAGCGATACCCTCGTTCACCGTGTCGCGGTAATTGTCGAGCATGTAGTGCCCGATGGTGATGCGCATCGTGCCCTCGGAGTTGGTGAACGTGTGCGACTGCTGATCGTCTTTCACGCCGAACAGCTCCGCCTTCATCTCTAATGCCCCGCGGAAGGCCTCCGCTGCGGCCGTCTTTTTCTGGGCGATAGCCTCGCTGATATTCGTCAGCTCGGGCATTACGGCCGCGATCGTCTCATCCACCAATTCCGTGTAGGCTTCGCGATCGGACTTCCGTTTGGCCTCCGCCGCTTTCTTCTCTTTGGCCAGTTTGTAGGCCTCAAACTCTTGGCGCTCCTCGGCCGTCATTTCTACTGTTGTCATTTCTGTTTATGCGTTTAGGTGTTTATCTGTTTATGCGCCCAGGGATCTCTTTCCGTCCGTCGGGGAACATCACATAGAGGAAGCCCCCGCCGCCCTGGGGTGTGTCCGCCATTCGGCCGACCTTTTCAATGTCTTTTACACGCTGCATAAAGGCGTTGTAAAGGCTGCGTAAACGCTCCAGCGGGATGCGGTTGAAGTTCGTCACACCGGCCGCCCGGCAGGCAATGGCCTTTACTCGATTCACATCCGCTTCATAGTCCATTGCTTGACAGTAGGCGAACACGGAGGCCATCACCCGCTTGCGCCAGCGGTCTGCCTCGGACGCCCGCGGGGTCATCGCCACGGCCAGTTTACTGCACACGTCAGCCAGTCCCGCGCAATCCATTTCCGAGGAATGCTCTACGCCATACGAGGCGAGGATCTCGCGCTTACCGTCCTCGTCGATCCGCGCCCTGTTTAGCAGCATGTGGAAGCGCTTCAGCAGTTGCCGCTTCCGGTGATCGTTGTCTATTGTTTTCATCATTTCTTACTTCTAACTACTTCTGACTACTTCTAACTACCCGGGCGAAGCCCGTAACTACCGGGCGGCCTTGCCCGCCCCTACTTCCTTTTCTCGCCCCCAGTATTCATCCGCGCCTTTATCCCAGATCACCACCGGGCGACCGCCGCCATAACGGCTCGTGGGGAAGGCTTTGAACCCTTCGATGCGGAAGGCCACGTTGGCATCGCGTAGGATGCGCAGGGCCGTGGGCGTCGAGGGGCGACGGCCGTCCACGTGACTGATGTAGACGAACAGCTTCGTGGGGAAGCGCCGCTTGAGGTCTTTGTATTCTGAAAACTTCAGATCCATGAATTGCACGGAATCGATAAAGACGATGTCCGCACTGCGTTGCCGCCGCAGCCGTTCGCACAGCTCATCCTTGCTTTCCCGGTCGAGTAACATCCAGCGGGCGCCCGCCTCGAGCAAGCCGGCGCGGTCGACAGCCATTTGGATCGTCCGCGAATTACCCTCCTCGACGCTGTTGTAGGCCACCCGACCGAACCCAGAGAGGTATTTGGATAGCATCATCGCGAAGGTCGTTTTGCCATTCTTCGTGTCGCCATAGATGATCCAGCTGCCCGTCAGTTCGGGCTCGCCCACCGCATCGCGCCATACACCGTCGAACCCGAGGGTGTTGAACTTTGTGGTCAGCACATTGCGCGCCGTCAATGCCCGTTTCATGCCCTTTTCGAGAGTTCGATGTTTATGCGTCGGAGGGATGGCGTGTTATCCTCACCCATCAGACGGCGAAGCAGGCGGTTCACATCCGTATCCGCCCCGGCGTTAGCTTTGATGATCATCGCCGCCGTCAGTTGCAAGAAGCGCTCGGCCTCTTCGCGGGCCGTGGGCACGACCTTGCCGTAGCGCTTGCCAAAGCGGCCGAAGATTTCGGCGTAGCCCACTTTCTTGTTGTCGATGGCTCGGCGGATCTTTTCGCTGAGGCCATCCGCGCCCATCATGTAATACCCGCAGCAGTGCTCCGTGGCGTTCCATAGGGCTTTGATCTCGAGGAAAGCCTCATAGCTGAGGTCGCCCGCCTCGTCGAGGATAACCAGTGGCCGATCGAGCGTTTTGAGGTAGAACACGAGGTCGTTGTAAACGTCCGCCAGCCGCCCCGTGCTACCCACGCCAAACTCCCGAGCGATGCCCCGCAGCAGCTTTTGCCGCGTTTTGACCTGCGAGCAATCCACGTAGACAGCATTGCGGTGCGTTTTGACATATTGCCGGGCGGTGTAGGTCTTTCCGATGTCGGTCAGGTCGCAGAGCATGGCCGAGAGGCCGTTCTGCTGGCACATTTCGAGCTGCGCCGTGATGTATTTGAAGACGGGCGTTTCGGCCGTCTGCCATGCCGGCGCATCGGTCAGGCCGACGCCCAAGCGGCGGGCGATGCTGATCCACTTTTCGTCGGCCAGCACCCCGACCGTCTCGCCCCGCTTGATGCGGCTGTATTGCGCGCTGCCTATGCCAAGCGTGGCGGCAAAGCGAGCGTCCGAGCCGTCGAAATTGGCCCGACGCGCCGCCAGCGCAGCCCGGATTTTCTCTTTGTATTCGTTCGTGAGGCTCATATATTCGCGTGTTTTTAACGTTATTCTTACTTGCTTATGACTGAGTATTATTTGCTTGAATGCATGATCCCTGACGAGCTGCCCGACAAGCAGTTCGTCGAGAGTACCAAAGCTCTTTTGTCGTTTTCCCGGCTGATGAAATGCCCTTGCCGGCAGGTGCAAGGGGAAAACTATTGGTTAGTTGAATTGCCGGCTGACCCATATGCTTTCTGCGAGGCGATAAATGCGTTTGAGGCGTTTTGCCCACTTTATCAGATTGCTCATTCTCTACAATGCTATCCTGTCGAAACATGTCCTATTCGTGTTAAGTAGTTTCTATTTTGTTGGTTCATAATTGATCGATCGCGCGGGCGGCCCAATCCTCCATCGAGGCCGTCAATTCGTCTTCCTCATAGCCGATCGGCTGACGGGTTTCGACGATTTGGACGGGCGCCGCGGCCGTGGCCTCAGCCGTCTCTTTACTGATCCGACCCACCTGGGGAATCTCTTCGCGTCGCTCGCGGATCATCCGGTCGAAGCGCGCCGCACGCTTATGTTGCACGAGCATCCGCGCCTCGTCTTCCTCAGTGCGTTCCGCGGCGCATTCGTTGTATGCCATTGCTGCCCGAGCTGTCGCCTGGCCGATGTAGACATCGCCCTGATAGAGGTAGACGCACGGCACCGAGCCATCCTCGAGGGGCAGCCAGTAGGCCGTCACGCGCCGATCGTTCGGCTGAAGGCGGCTGAGCATATCAAAGTCAGCAAGGGCAAACTCGGCGCTGGCTACCCGCACGTAGTCGTTGTTGCGGATGGTCGTTTCCGTCACGTTGCCGATGTGTTTATACAGCCTTTCCGGCGCGATCGGCCGGAGGCCTGGGTTGGCGTGTTTCAAAAGCACCTCGCGGCGGGTCAGCCCGGGAAACTCTTTCTGCCGTGGATGCAAGGCGTTATTATGCAACTCAATGTCTGCCAAATCGTCGGCAATGATCGTTTGCGGTTGGAAAGTGGGATCGATGAAATCGCCGTGCACCTTGTTGCGCACGCTTTTGAAGGCCTCCGCCTTGCCGTACCAACGGCCGCGCATGTGCCCTTGCTTCTTCGATGTGCCCCATTTGAGCGACCGGATGTTGTGCTCGGCCCGTTTCTCAGTGGGCGACGAACAGAAACGGACGAATTGGAAGGCCTCGGGCAGCCAGTCGATGTTTTGCATCAGGTGATGCTCCACTTCCAGCTCGGCCGGCATGGGCAGACCCAGCTCCGTGAGCTCACAAAAGACGTTGCGGAAGGCCTCCATCACGGTGTCCAGCGTGGGTGTGCCCACGGTGTAG